AAGTAATTTCATCACCAGGTTTGGAATCAGAGGGAGATACTGTAACATCATATTTACTTTGTCTTTTAGTAAGTTCTTCATCACTAAAAGTATCAACTTCAACTTTTCTAATTATTCCCTGTTTATTAATAGGACCATAAAAATTAAGTTTCATAGTAAAATTTAAAGTCCAAATTATAGATCTTCTAGTTGTTAAATCCCCTTCATAATCATCTTCATAAGATACATTTTCTATTATGATAGGTAAATCATTAACTATTCCCATAGAAGGTATAGATTTTAAAGATAAATTAAAATCTGGATTAAAATAAGGTAATATTTGTTCTACAATTTGTAAAGCATCATCTTGATTTTTAGAATATACATATAAACTTACGCTTATATTATAAGGAGTAGGTGCATACTGTTTATTTAAAGTAGTCAATGTAGCATTAATTGCTCTATTTTGTTGGATTAAACTTATTCTACGTTGTGGGTCATAAACTATACCTGTCATTTCAAAAGACATTCTAGGTAAAATAATTTGTTTAACTGTTTCTTCTACAACAGGTTGTTGTGCTATTCTTGTTAAAAATTTTTGTTTAGGTGCATATGCTAAGGGAATTCGAATAGATTTAATTATAGTATTATTTTCATCACGACGATCTATGGTAATGTTATTAAATATATTACCAAAAGCAATAATAGATTTTCTTATTGTACTATGATAAAATTTATTAAGCATTGTTATAAATCTCACCAAAAGGATTTCGTTCTGAAAAATCTAGTATATCTGTAATATTAGTTTCAAAAACCTCATTATCTGCTATCTTGTCGATATTCCTTAATAAAAAGTCCTCTTTAATAATTGAGGATACTATTTCATATTCAAGTAAAATTTTGTCACCAGATTCCAATAAAAGTTCATAATCGCTAATGGTAAATGTTGAGTCCTCAATAGCAGAATCAATTTCATCAATATTGGTCTTGATCTCTTCAGAACTGTATTGATATAATTCACAATCCAATTTATAAACATATAACTGGCCTACTTGGAAAAATGGATTAGTGGCAACTACACGTCTTATTTCAAAAAATGATTTAGTTAAAGGAAAGAAAATAAGATCACCTTCAGCAGGTCTGTTATTTAAAATAGCATTACCAGATCTACCAATACTTAATTCCCATCTCCTTCTTGACACTATAAAGGTAGCGGTGTCTCTTATTTCCAAACCAAATTTTGACATCAATGCCCCATCTCCACTAAAACCCTCTACATTTTCTAAATACATTTCTATAGAATATGCAGATGTAAATTTACTTAAGGTATCCTCATTTAAAATTAAATCTTCATTAACTGTTTTTCTGTTTATATAATATACTTCGAAACCATAAATTTTAAGACATTCTATAATTAGATCTTCATGTAAATGACTTTCCGACCTTAAACCCATCGGAATTCCAGATTGAAAGTAATGATTAGTAGGCACGTTGTTCTAAATATGCAAATTTAATAGACAAACAATAGACAAGATGATAACATTGCTATGTGGCCAATAAAAAATACTATCCAACGAACATATCTACAGGAAGTTCATAAGTGTTTCTTACTAGTTCTTCAATTTCCTTTATTTCAGTTATAGCTTCATCATATATTATTTGACCATTTAGTAATACACCTCCAGGTAGTTGTACTCCAGAAAACTTCTTAAGATTAGTTCCCCATTGTTTTTTCATTAAAGCAGTGGCATATTTTTTAAGTATTCTATCATTATATACATCAGTATAGGTATCTGGATCTAAAATACGATAACATTCAACAATTAAAAAATCATTTACTGCTACATCTGTTTCCCAAGACATATCTATAAAAAGACGATTCATATGTCTGTTAAAACGAATAGGTTTTTGTCCCACTAATAACTGATTAATTAATTCTAAATGTTGTCTTACCTGAGAGTAATAGATTAAGTCAGTGGACATAAGACTATAAAGATCATTAACTAAAATTTGATAACGAATATCAAATATGTTTATACCTGTTGATCTATTTGAAAAAGGAAATACCTTAGTTATACCTATTACGGCATCATTTATGGAAATATAATTATTATTAATATCAGATTGTGTAACTTGATGTTTTAAATAAACAAGTTCAACAGCATCATAGTGAAATTCTCTATAAAAACTTAAAGCTTCATCTATACGATCTTCTACTTGATCATCATCAAGATTTATTTCTATTACAGGATGTCCAAGTTGGCGAAAACAGTAATCTATAAGTTGTTGACGTGATGAAGGATTTGCCATCAATCTGCCCCTACATCTATGAGATATAAATTAAGATTAGCATTTTTATAACCAAATTTATTTGGTTACTTCAGGCATTACTGTTATTATGCCTTCCTTTATTCTAGTAACAGTATATGTAGCATTTTCCACTACTTCTACATCATATACATATCTTCCTATTTTAAGATTAGCAGTTGTATTTGCATTTAAGGATAAAGTTACGTTTCCGTTAGCGGAATCAGAAATATTTGTGGAAAAAGTAGTTGCATTTGCAGAATAATAAGATCTGCGCATTTGTGATCTAGCATGATAACCTGTTAGATCAATTGGATTACCATCATCATCAAGATAGCGAAATAGTATGGTAAAATTAGAACCTTGATCTAAAACTAGGTTAGAATAGTCAGCCATTAATTCTCCTTATACAATAATATTTATATAAGAAGAATAATTACCTAAAGGCAGGACCCCCGAACCAAACAACTATAGATTTTCTTATACCTTTAGTTACATTAGTTACTCTATGTAATGAGTATGAAGGAAAAACTATGGGTAGTCCCCTTTGTTTAGGCGCTATCATAGGACCTGTAGAACCCCATATTTCAAGATCACCACCTTCAAAACTAGTTGGATCAGATATCAAAATACTCATAGATAGTTTTCTTGTAACTGAATCTGAAGAATAAACACCTATATCAGTATGCCAATTATAAAAAGCAGATTCTGTTCCTTTATAGATAGTGTATTGTAGTTGTTCATACATACCATCTACATCAAATCTATAAAATTCACCATTTATTCTTCTTAGATAGGAAGAAATTTTAGAATAAATCCATTCTGTTTTAGGATTTTTATCTATCCAGGATACATCAGATATTCTTGCTTTTTTATCTAATTTAGTATTATCAATACCTACAACTACACTGGCATTTTTAGAAGGTATGGAATCACCTATTAATTCCATTGAATTTATTTCCTCCTGACTAAATGCACCGTTCCATACAACATAGGGCATACCCTCATTAGGATTTGCAAAAGGAGCTATTTTATGTATCATATTATATGTCCCAAAATCCTGGAAATCGTTTGGTATCATCTTTAATTGCAACTAAAACTGCAACAGTAACACAACTATTAATACTTTTCATCCATTCGTTAGGAAAAAATGTTTCACATCTAAATTTGCAAAATCTTATAGTTGTATTATGTATAAAATTTGCCATGTTTCTATTAGTATAGTACATAAAACTATTTTCATTCCAAAAAGAAACATGTGTAGGATCCTGAAAAGCACCTCGACCATCGGTTGAAGGTACTTCTATAAAAGCCCAGCCACCATGTGTTAAAACTCTATAAATTTCACTCATAGATTTGATGGGATCCTTTAAATGTTCTAATATATGTGATGCATTTACTACTCCAACACTATTATCAGGTAAAGGTATACCTTCATTTAAATCATGTATAATTTGTGCATTATTTTTATCTATAGTAATATACCCTTCTCTACCATTTATGCCACCACCTAGATCTATCATTAATAAATTTTTATCTATAGCATCTTTTTCTGCTAAACTATAAGCATACTTATTAAATACTTCTCTAGTTCTAGTCTGAATCTCAGCATTTCTATGGTTAATTGAATTATTGTCACCTGAGATTCTGTAGATATAAAGTGGTTCTTTTATATGATAAAATTTAGTATTTAAATAAGTTCTGACCAAAATATCATGATCTTCACAAACATTCATGGATATATCAAACCCACCTATTTTATCATATATAGTTTTTCTCCAAGCTCTAATATGATCAGGAGAATACCAAATAAAAGACAAGCTGTGGCTGGTTGCTTCAAAAGAATTCATTACGTGTAAAAATTTATCTTTCCATTTTACTATATCAAAAGTCCAGCCGTAAGCAGGATCATATGGTATAAATTTATCCTCCATGTGATACGAGGCATCGTTACTATAACAAAATCCTATATTGGGATTTTCAAAAGCATTATGAAGTTTTTCTAAACAATCAATTACAATAAGATCATCGTGATCTATTTCTACAATAAAATCTCCGGTAGCTAATTCACCTGCTTTATTTTTAGCATAACCTATGTTTCTATTTTCTACATCATCTAAATGATATAAAATTACCTTTTCATTTTGATTAATTAGTTCGGGAATATGTTCTAAGGACATTTCACCATTTGTTACTATAATCCATTCCCAATTAGTATAGGTTTGTACCAATATACTTTCGTAAAGTTCTAATAAAAAAGGTATATTTTTTATACTATGTGTTGGTGTAATTATACTAAATTTTTGCATATTAATCAAAGAAAAATAAATGTGTTAATCTTCCCGTTTCTTTAGAATTACCAAAATATTGTGCTGCTGCATGGATAGATCTGGCATCAAAAATAACAAGTCTATTAAATACTGAACCTATAGTGTCTACTATTTCAAATTTAGTTTTATCAAAAAAACCTCCTGTAAAGGCTTGATCAGAATTAGGATCATCTGCGTTTCTTATATGTGTATTTTTATGTCTTAATAAATGTGTACCGCATTCCATTGGTGCATCTGGAGACAAATATATCATTGCAGCCCATTTTTGATTATCGTAATGATATACTAATGGATCTTCTGCAGTACAAATTTGAAATACACCACACATACCATATACTTCATTAAAATTAATTATTTTTTGTCCCATAATTTTTTCAAATTCTTCTTTAGTACCAGGTATAATGTGTTGTTTTGTTGTTCTTAATCCTTTATAAAATCTTATATCTGGTGAAAACTCAGCATTAAGTGCATATTCTCTTAATTTTAGAGGTTCATCATAGAAATCGTCTACTACAAAAAATCTTTTATTAAAATTTTTGTTTAGTGTAAACGAATTCATTTTATTAATTTTTTCCAAAATAAATTTATGAGTATTATTTATATTTTCACTAGTATCATTATAGCATCCTTTATCTATAATGAAATGTAGATTTGGAAAAGGATTTTTTCTATTTTTATCCATTAGTACATTAGAGATTTCTAGAGCTTTATCATACTCTTCTTGTTCTAAATATATTTGTATTAATTCACAAAAATGTTCATTTCTTTGAGGACAGAATTGAGTAGCATGAGTTAGATAAAATATAGCATTTTCATAGTCTTCAACAAATTTATAGTTTAATCCTATACAAAACATAGAAAAATAGGACATTTCATCTATATGATTTGCTTGTTTAGTAGTTTTAAAATTATGTGCTTTGTCCACAAATTCTAGAAAATAGTAAGAGGATCTTCTTGCTAATTCTTGTTGTTGGGAAAGACCTAGGGGTAATGTATTGTTATACATGGCATCATGATAACTTTTAGCTATATACCAAAAATGATATCGATCTGTTAAAAGAGTATTTTCTCTATTTAACTTTTCTTCTATAATTAATGCATCAGTATAGTACTTAGTAGGTACACTATAACTTTCACCTGTTGGGTAACCTATTTGTCTTATCTTATTAGGTAAATCTTGTATAATGAAGTTATTTAAAATATTTGGATCATCAATATAAATTGTTTCATGAGCATTATCGAAGTTATATCTCCATTTAAATTTTGCATTAAAAAATCTAGCTCTATAATATATGGAATTACCCAGTTCAGCAGTTACGTGATAAGCATGAATATTAGAATCCAAGACCCAATCGAAATCGTTGTCAACCTGAAGAATCTCGTCACAATCTATGGATAAAATCCAGTCACAATTATGATAAATGCTATCTATTTTTGTAAAAAGATCATTACGATTCCAACCAAAACTGATAAAGGAATTTATAGAATAAATAGTATATTTTTTCTGTTTTTTATCTAGAAAATTTCTTATTAGATCTTCTGTATTATCAGTAGATCCATTATTTTGAAAAAGATAATAATCTACGTATAGATAAGTAGATTCAAGCATTCTAATAATATTTTTGGCTTCGTTTTTAAACATTGTAGCCAAAAGAATATCACATTTTTTCATAATATTTAAACCTAAATTAATTTATTTTATTCAATATTTTTTCTATTATTGTATCATGTACACTATATTTATTATCTAGATTTAATATTTTTTCTTCTAATTCTTTTATACCTTCTATTAAAAGAGGTATAATTTTTTCATATCGTACCGTAAGATACTTATCATCTATTGGTGCTGGTACAACTACTTCAGGTAATACCTTTTGTACTTCTTGTGCCGATACACCAACTTGTAATTCACTTTGGTAACCATAGGTTTTAGCTAGATCATTTGCTCGGAAATAGAAACCTGATAATGCCTTGATTCTATTAACAGCATTATCTATAT